CCTGCGTCTGCCCGTGTTGTGTCCGTAACCTGGCGCGATAATCCGTGGCTGCCCGACGTACTGTACGAGGAACTGCAGTACGACAAGCGACGCGATCCGGATCGATACAAGCACGTCTGGGAGGGCGGGTACGATACGAAGTCACATGCACGCGTTATCACAAACTGGCGCATCGCGGAAGACGGAGAGATCGAGGCAGCGAAGGCGAAGCTGAAGCGCCCGCGGTATGGCGTCGACTTCGGCTTTGCGACCGATCCGACTGCGGGCATCGAGGTCTACGTTGATGAAGAGGCCAGGAAGCTGTACGTCACTGCTGAAGCGTATCGCATTGGAGTTGAAGTCGACCACCTCTCCCAACTCTTGCGCGAGCGCATGCCGGGCATCGCGACGTGGCCCTCTCGTGGTGACAGCGCCCGACCGGACACGATCAGCTACCTTCGGCGAAATGGTATTCCTCGCATGGTCGGTGCCCGAAAAGGACCCGGCTCCGTGCTTGAAGGCGTCGAGTTCGTCAAGAAGTATGACATCGTGGTGGCTGCGTCGTGTGTCCATACCATCGATGAGCTGACGCTGTACTCTTACAAAGTAGACCCGCAGACCGACGAAGTGCTGCCCGAGCTTCAAGACGAAGACAACCACATCATTGATGCGCTGCGATACGCAGTTGAAGATCTGCGACGCCCGCGAGGAGGAGTGTTCTAATGGCTAAGCGCAAACCCGCGAAGCGTAAGACCAAGGCTGCAACAGCGAACGCATCGAGCGTGAGGAAGTCGACGGCGCTCGTTCCTGTGGCGAATGACACGACGGCTATCTCTCGCGGCGCACTCGACGTGTACCTCGGCAAGTCCCACGGGGGCGCTCGAGATCTCTACAGCGTCTTCGGATATCCAACGCAGGTCGAGACGGCAGATCTGTGGAGCATGTATCGCCGCAACGATATTGCCAACCGCATCGTGCGCGCATTCCCCAGCGCCACGTGGCGTGATCGTCCTGTCATCCGCGACGAGCAGGGAGACAGCGCGGAGAAGGGTGAGAGCTACAGTCCATTCGTCGAGGCTGTCGAGAACTACTTCGAGGACCGCAACCTGTGGGCTCAGATCGAGCGTGCTGACCGCCTTGCGTCCATCGGCCGCTTCGGTGTTCTGTATCTCGGCTATGACGACGATCAGCCGACGCGACTTCCCGCGCCCGTGACAGGACGTCTGCTCTTCACACAGCCGTACGGCGAGCTCGGGACTATTGTTTCGAAGTGGTGCACGAACGCGCGAGACCCGCGCTTTGGCCTTCCTGAGCTCTACACGTTGAACGCGGCAGCGCAGGCTGACGTTAAGCAGGTGTCGCCCAAGCGTTCGATTGTCGCGCACTGGACGCGCGTCATCCATCTGTCGGAACTGATCGATCAGGACGACACCTATGGGATGCCGCGACTGCTGCCGATCTACAATCGCTTGAAGGACCTCGAGAAGGTTGTCGGCGGCGCGTCGGAGACGTTCTGGCTGACGGCGAACCGTGGCATCTCCCTGATGCTTGACAAGGAGATGACGGTCGATGATACCGTTATCGAGAAGATGAAGGAACAGGCCGAGGAGATGGCGCACAAGCTTCGGCGCTACATCGTCGGCCAGGGCGTGACAGCGACGACCATCGGTTCTGACACGCCCGATCCCGAGATGATTGTGAACTGTCTGCTCGACCTGATATCGGGAACAACCGGCATCCCGAAGCGCATTCTGCTCGGCACCGAGCGAGGAGAGCTTGCGTCATCGCAGGACGAGAACAATTGGTCCACACGCATCGGAGAACGGCGCACGCACTATGCGGGGCCCATGATTATTCGTCCTCTCATCGCGCGATTGATCTCCATCGGCGAGCTGCCTGAGCCCAGCGGCAAGTGGTGGGTTGAGTGGCCCGAGATCGATACGCAAGACCCGACAGCCAAGGCGACGGTCGCGAGCACGAAGGCGACGGCGCTGGCCACGTATTCGAACTCGCCCGATGCACAGATGATCGTTCCACCTCAGGAGTTCCGCAAGGACATCTTGGGACTGCCGCCGGAGAGCGAATACGATCCTCCACAAATCACTGAGGTTCTGCCCGACGGTACGTCTGTACCGACTGATCCTGCCGAGCCGACCGTGCCTCCTGTGGTCAATATGGCGGCCAAGTCGCTGTATGTGTCGCGCAAGGTTCTGAACGTCAAGGACTTCAAGGCGTGGGCGAAGAAGCAGTCGATCCCGCTGCAGGATGACTTGCACGTCACGATCATGTACTCGAGCACGCCTATCGATTGGGCGAAGGCTGGCACGTCCTTCATGCAGAAGGAAGACGGAACGTATACCGTGGCCCCTGGCGGACCGCGTCAGGTGTCGAAGTTCGGTACGGGAAAGTCGTGCGTCGTTCTCGAGTTCGAGGACAGCACGATCCGTTGGCGACATCAGGCGATGTTGGAGGCTGGGTGCAATCACTCATTCGCAACGTACTGCCCGCATGTGACGCTTTTCGACACGGAAGATCCAACGTTTGACGTGGACATGATCGAACCCTACACCGGCGCGATTGAGCTCGGGCCGGAGATATTTGAAGAGGTGAAGAAATGAGGAGGTGCTGTCCGAATTGCGGCTCTGTCCGAGTCGTGTTCAACAAGGTGAGCGGCCATTGTGACAACGACCGCTGCGATTTCTACAAAGTAACGCGGCTGGTCAAGTACTTGCCGCTGACGCATGACATGCACGCCTCGCCGCCGAAGGACCGAGAACTGGTCACTAGCGGTGGGTACAGAAGACTTCCCGTGAGGTTTGAATGACGTTCTATCTCCACAGCCGCGTTGATCCTACGCGAACCGCGCGCCTTGTCGGACAATTCGAGTCCGACTTGGGCCGGCGCTTTCGTGCTATCGCGGACGCGATCACGCAGAAGGTTGTGGGGGAGAACGCTTTCGGCCTGACAGCGAACGCGGGTGACTTCGAGTTCACGCGGAGCGATCAGAAGATCGGTTCGTTCATGTCGTGGATTGATAAGCAGGTGAACGCGAAGCTGCTCGAGAAGACGGTTGGGAAAGTCGGCACGGGAAACCAGGTGTGGTCCAATGTCTATCTTCGATCCGCATACCAGAAGGGCATTTCGCGTTCTGCTGCGCAGCTACGCAAAGGTGGCCTTACCATATCCGACCGGTGGGTTAATGCCGCATTCTTTCGTCCCATTCACGCGGATCGTGTGGGGATCATCTACACGCGGTCGTTCTCGGAGCTGAAGGGTATCACGAGCACGATGGACACGCGGCTGTCTCGGTCGCTGGCCTCGGGTCTTGTTGATGGCCTTGGCGCCAAAGACCTGGCGAAGCAGCTGGTCGATGAAGTGGGCCTATCGTTCAATCGGTCGCGCGTGATGGCACGCACTGAAATCATCAACGCCCATGCCGAAGGAACGCTGAACACGTACGAAGAGGCGGGCATCCAGGGCGTTGACGTTGAAAGCGAGTTCACGACAGCAGGCGATAACAAGGTCTGCCCCAAATGCGAAGCACTCGAGGGTAAGGTGTACTCGATTGCGGAAGCCCGAGGTGTTATCCCAGTGCATCCCAACTGCCGATGCGCTTGGCTCCCCGTCGTGAACGACTTACCCCCAGGTGTGGAATTTAGGTGAGGATGATATGGCTTCAGGCGGCGAAACGATTGAACTGACGCGCAAGCGCCCGCCGGCAGGATCGCCGGAGTATCTCGAAGAAGCGTACCACGACCTCGGCATCTGCGAATGGGTGCTGAAGGGCGGCAAGCGCGTGTCCAATCCCGCAGTCGTCAAGTTTGCTGTGGATGCGATTGGGTATCCGGTCAACACGATGGACGTGCCGTGGTGCGCGATCTACATCGGTGCCAAGCTCAAAGCGGCGGGCTTCACCCCGACGGGTCAAGCGACTGCGCGATCCTACCTCAAGTGGGGACAGGAGGTCGATCACGGCGACGATAGCGACTGGAAGGTAGGCGATATCTGCATCATATGGCGCGGTCGAAGTAATGACGGCGTGACGGGGCACATCTTCTTTCTAGTCGATTGGGACGACGAGTACGTGGTGGGCCTTGGCGGCAATCAAGGCGACCACGTATCTCTCCAGAAGTTCCCTCGGTCGAAGATCATCGGTGTCCGCCGACCGCGCAAGGTGTACCAGTCGAAGACGATCACGCGTGAAGCAGGGGCAGTAGTCGCAAAGGTGACAGAGCAAGGCGCTCAGCACCTTATTCCTGACCAGGTTGCGCACGCTGCAACGAACCCAGTGCCACCGGCAAGTGGCCCGATGACGCCCGATCAGCTGGCAGAGACTGTTGCTAAGGTGAAAGGTCCGCTCGACACGCTGGGCGACTTGTTCATCCACTACAAGCCCGTAATCGTCGGTCTCCTGTCCATCGTCGCAATCGTCCTGGCGCTGTACGCACTTTGGTACCGCTTCGGCGACTTCAAGTCAGGAAAGAACGCATGATCCAATTCATAGTGATTGCCGTGCTTGTCGCCTTCGGCCTTGGTGCCGGAGGCGGAAGCTTTGTCACCTACCGCATCTACGCGGTATCTCAGCTGAAGGCGCAGATCGCTTACCTGAAGCAGGACAGACAGCGGTACCGCGATG